GGGGGGGGAAGGGGTACTGGCTGACTTGTAAAATTTACAGGAGCCCCCTACCCTCTGAAAAAGGCAATTTGGGAAAACAGCTACCAACTGTTGTGGTCAGGCCAGATGACCTACAATCGCGCGAACAAAAGGAGCAAAAGTGGAGAAGAAAAAAAGAGGCCGGCCAATCAAGATGACAATCCAGCGCTACGCTGACAACCCGCCAGCAACGCTGCCCAAAACGGATCACCAACGCATCAAGGAATTGAAAGAGTTGATGATCAGGTCTGGCGGCAAGGACGTGGCCGAAAAGGTGATCCAGATTGCGCTCAATGATGAACACCCCGGTCAGATGGCTGCGTTAAAGATGTGTCTTGACAGGACGTTGCCTATGTCTATGTTTGAGAAGGACAAGTCTCAGAGGTCTGCTGTTACGATCAACATCACGGGGTTGGGAGCGCCTCCCCAGCTTGTAGAGGATATTACGGATGTCTGATCTAAACTTTTCCCTCCTTCCCTGGCAACAAGAGGTCTATACAGACACAACTCGGTTTAAAGTCATTGCAGCCGGACGGCGGTGTGGCAAGAGCAGACTGGCGGCTACTACCCTAATCATTGAGGGACTACGTTGTCCACAAGGCTCGGCTGTGCTGTACGTGTCTCCCACTATGGGGCAGTCAAGACAGATCATTTGGGACTTGCTTTTGGACTTGGGCAGAGAGGTCATCCAGTCTAGCCATGTCAACAACCTAGACATTACCCTGATCAACGGGGCGCGTATCTACGTCCGTGGGGCTGATAGACCAGATACCCTTCGTGGAGTCTCATTGACCTATGCCGTTCTTGATGAAGTCGCCGACATCAAGCCCGAGGCTTGGGAACAAGTTATTCGTGCCTCCCTGTCAGACCGAAAGGGTCGGGCGATGTTTATCGGCACTCCAAAGGGCCGAAACTGGTTCTATGACCTATACAACTTGGGACAAGCAGAAAAGGACGAGGACTGGAAATCCTGGCACTTCACCACTGCTGACAACCCCCTGATCGACCCGACGGAGATTGAAAGCGCAAAGAAAACCCTGTCTAGCTTTTCATTTAAGCAAGAGTACATGGCGTCCTTTAGCAACGCTGGCGCGGATGTGTTCAAAGAAGAGTGGATCAAATATGGGGTAGAGCCTGAACACGGCAGCTACTTCGTGGCGGTGGACTTGGCTGGATTCGAGGAGGTTGCTAAACAAGCGGCCAATGCTAAGAAGCGGCTGGATGAATCTGCCATTGCGGTGGTCAAGGTAACGGAAGACGGTAAATGGTGGGTTAAAGAGATTGAACACGGTAGATGGGACATCCGTGAGACAGCCTCCAAGATTCTGATGGCGATGAGGGAGTACCGGCCTTTGTCTATCGGGATTGAGAGGGGGGCGCTCAAGAACGCTGTCCTGCCGTATCTAAGTGATTTGATGAGAAAAAACAATGTCTACAGCCACATTGTCGATTTAACCCACGGCAATCGTAAGAAAACAGATAGAATCATCTGGTCGCTTCAAGGAAGGTTTGAGCATGGCCGAGTCATCCTGAACAGCGAAGAAGACTGGGCAGACTTTACTGACCAACTTCTGATGTTTCCCTCGCAGGGTGTGCATGATGACTTGCCGGATGCGCTGTCATATATCGACCAATTGGCCGTGACAAGCTACTTTGAGCAAGATGATGACGATGCTTGGGAGCCGATGGACGTAATAAGCGGGGTTTAAAAATGGCCGGAAAATTTGACACCATTGGTTCTCCACAGGCAGTTCAGGGATCAATGTCACGGGCTGGCCCAAACACACCTGCGTGGTGGAGCGATACAGGCCCGTCTTGGAATCCTGAGACTGGCTTAGACATATACGGGAATTATGGTGGGCCGATAGGCACATCAGGGCCAATGGGCGCTGGGGTTAATCCAAGNGGTAACGCTCAAAACATTGCGTATGGTTTGGATTTTATGAACCCCGCAGGGCAACCAGAAACTACAGAATTAACTGGGATGCCACAAGCCGCAATCGGGGGAAACCAAACAACCCCGCAACAAAACATGGGGTATGCGCCGCAACCAATTGGCGCTGGACTATTTGGTGGTCAATTCCAAATGATGCAACAGCCACCTTTTTATAACCCGCTGATGGGATTAGGTGGTGCTCAAAATTTTGGTGGTTTATTTGGGCAGCAACTTCAACCAATGATGCAGTACCGTATGGGCTTCCCTGGCTTAAATACTCAGATGCAACAGCCAAACATGATCCAGCAACAATTTAATCAACAAGCACCGGCATTTTTTGATAGCCTTGCCTATCGACCGCTATAAATTTGCCAATACAATAGCCGACACAACGAGGTAACGCTATGGATCAAAATGAGTTCGACGAACCAACAGAGAACGACAAAGAGCTAACCTCCTTTGTCGTTGACCACTGTGACCGCTGGCGCGACTGGCGCGACACGAACTTTCTTCCCGACTACCTAGAATACGAGCGCATCTTCCGTGGCGAATGGGCGGCTGAGGACAAGACGCGAGAGTCTGAGCGATCACGCATCGTGACCCCTGCTACGCAACAAGCGGTGGAAACCCGCCATGCTGAAATCATGGAAGCTATCTTTGGTCAGGGCGAGTTCTTTGACATTGAAGACGATCTTAAAGATGTCAACGGCAATCCTCTGGATGTGGAAACGCTCAAAGCTCAGTTGATGGAAGACTTCAAGCAAGACAAAATCAGAAAAGCTATCGACCAGATCGAGTTGATGGCTGAAATCTATGGCACGGGCATCGGCGAGATTGTTGTTAAAGAAGAAAAGGTCTTTGAGCCAGCCACCCAGCCGATTCCAGGCCAGATGGGTCAAGCTGCCATTGGTGTAGTAGAAAAAAGCCGCATTGCGGTGAAGATCACTCCTGTTAACCCTAAGAATTTCTTGTTCGACCCCAATGGGACAAGCATTGATGACTGCATGGGTGTGGCAATTGAGAAGTTTGTCAGCATCCACAAAGTAGTTGAAGGCATCGAAAAGGGCATCTACCGCAAAGTAAACATCACCACGGGCGATGAGGACACTGATCTTGAGCCAACCCAAGAGGTCAGCCAGTACAGAGATGGAAAAGTTCGGTTGCTGACGTACTACGGCCTTGTTCCGCGAGAGTACTTGACCGAAAAGGACGAGGAAATAGAAGAATTGTTCCCCGAAGATTCGGTTGCTGATGATTACTCTAACATGGTGGAAGCCATTGTGGTGATTGCCAACGAGGGTTTGCTGCTCAAGGCAGAAGAAAACCCGTACATGATGAAAGATCGTCCGGTTCTGTCTTATCAGGACGATACCGTTCCAAATCGGCTGTTGGGTCGAGGGACGGTGGAGAAGTCCTACAACATGCAGAAGGCGATTGACGCTCAAGTGCGTAGCCATCTGGATTCTCTTGCTTTAACTACCTCACCAATGATAGGTTTGGACGCTTCTCGCCTTCCACGGGGCGCTAAGTTTGAGGTGAAACCTGGCAAAGCGTTCTTGGTCAACGGCAACCCTGCTGAAATTCTCTACCCCTTTAAGTTTGGCGAGACAAGTCTTAACAATCTGAACACGGCCAAAGAGTTTGAGCGTATGTTGCTACAAGCCACCGGCACGATGGATGGTCAAGGCATGGTTAGCCAAGGCAATCGGGACGGTGCTGGCATGTCAATGGCAGTCGCCACGATCATCAAGAAGTACAAACGCACACTGGTGAACTTCCAAGAAGATTTCTTGATCCCGTTCATCCAAAAGGCGGCGTTCAGGTACATGCAGTTCGACCCAGAGCGCTATCCATCGGTAGACATGAAGTTTGTCCCGACGGCTACGCTAGGCATTATTGCTAGAGAGTACGAGCAGCAGCAGTTTGTGGGTCTGTTGCAGACGCTTGGTCCTAATACACCCGTACTGCCGATCATTCTGAAGGGCATTTTTGCCAATTCCAGCCTGTCTAACAGGTATGAAATGATTGCGGCGCTTGACCAGATGAGCCAGCCCAACCCAGAAGCCCAGCAACTTCAACAAGCACAACAGCAACTGGCTTTACAAGCAGCACAGGCTCAGATTGCGGTCAACACCACTCAGGCCGAACAGAATCGGGCAGAAGCACAGAAGTTGTCGGTGGAAACGCAGCTTATGCCGCAAGAATCGCAAGCTAAGACTATGGCGGCGCTGACAAAAAATTTACCAGATGACAATGAGGGTAAAGAGTTTGACAAACGGGTCAAGATTGCTGAGTTGATGCTCAAAGAAGCTGACATCAAGAACAAGTCCAAGATCGTTGAGTTGCAGATGGCAAACAAACAAGAGAATCTACGCTCAGTCGAGAACGAGTTCCTTGACCAACTGTCGGGAGCATTGAAATGATTGATCT